TCTGGAAGCTGATGTGAAGCTGCGGGCTGATGCTGCGAAGGCGCTGATGCCCTTCATGCACACCAAGTTGGAAAACACCATCAAGGCCGACAAGGCTGATGCGGCCAAGAAAGCCGGCGCTGGCAAGTTCGGCCCTGCGGCACCGCCTTTGCGCATAGTCAATGGCCGCTGAATGGTCCACCGCCTGCCCTGATTGGGCGGCGAGACTCAAAGCGGGGCAGTCAATCATCCCGCCGCCGATCTTCCCCGAGCAGGCCGAGCAAGCGCTGACCGTGTTCAAGGCGCTCAAGATTGTGGATGCCCCTGGCAGTCCGACATTTGGCGAATCGTGCGCAGAGTGGGTGTTTGACTTTGTGCGCTGCATCTTTGGTGCCTACGACCCCGACAGTGGCCGCAGGCTGATCACCGAGTTCTTCCTGTGCATCCCAAAGAAGAACAGCAAGTCCACCATCGCAGCGGGCATCATGCTCACGGCGCTGATCCTGAACTGGCGGCAGTCGGCAGAGTTTGCGGTGCTGGCCCCCACGGTGGAGGTAGCGAACAACGCTTACGCGCCAGCACGCGACATGGTGCAGAAGGATGATGAACTTGATGCGTTGCTGCATGTGCAAACGCACATCAAGTCGATCACCCATCGGGAAAGTGGCGCGGTACTCAAGGTGCTGGCCGCTGACAGCAACACCGTTGGTGGCAAAAAGTCAGTCGGCACGCTGATTGACGAGTTGCACCTGTTCGGCAAAGTCTCTAGCGCCGAGAACATGCTACGCGAAGCCCTGGGTGGCCTCGCCTCGCGGCCCGAGGGCTTCGTGATCTACCTGACCACGCAGTCCGACGAACCGCCTGCTGGTGTGTTCTTGCAGAAACTGAATTACGCCCGCGATGTGCGCGACGGCAAGATTGACGACCCCGGCTTCGTGCCGGTGATCTTTGAGCATCCACCCGAGATGGTGGAATCAGGCGAGTGCCTTTTGCTGGAAAACATTGCGATGGTCAACCCCAACATGGGGTTTTCCGTTGACAAGGCGTTCATCGAGCGCGAGTTCAAGAAAGCCGAGTCGGCTGGCCCGGAGTCCTTTCGAGGCTTCCTGGCGAAGCACGCCAACGTCGAGTTGGGCATGAACCTGCGGTCTGACCGCTGGGCTGGTGCTGACTTCTGGGAAACGCAAGCCAAAGCCAAGGGCATGAGCCTTGACGAACTGATTGAACGCTCCGAAGTCATCGACATCGGAATCGACGGTGGTGGCCTGGACGACCTGTTGGGCCTGGCAGTGCTGGGCCGCGACAAAGAAACGCGCCAGTGGCTGCTGTGGGCACGCGCATGGGCGCACCCGAGCGTGCTGGAACGCCGCAAAGACATTGCGCCCCGCCTGCGCGACTTCGCCAAAGACGGCGACCTCGGGCTGGTCAAGGTGATTGGTGATGACGTACTGGAAGTGGCCGAGATTTGCGCCCGTGTTTATGACAGCGGCAAGCTCGACAAGATCGGCTGTGACCCGGCTGGGCTGGGCGGCATTCTGGACGCGCTGGTGCAGGCTGACATCCCCGAAGACCGCATGATCGCGGTGACGCAGGGCTGGAAGATGACCGGGGCCATCAAGACCGCCGAGCGCAAACTGGCTGAGGGTGTGATGGTTCACGCGGGGCAACCCCTGATGGCCTGGTGCTGCGGCAACGCCAAGATCGAGCCTCGCGGCAACGCCGTGATCATCACCAAACAACTCGCCGGGTCGGCCAAGATCGACCCACTGATGGCAATGTTCAACGCGGTGACATTGATGTCGCTGAACCCGGAATCAACTGGAAACATAGATGACTTCATCAACAACTGCATTGCGGGCTGAACAACGTGGCTAGTTTCTGGTCGCGCTTTGGATTCAATTTTGCGCTGGGGGAGAACCCCGGCACACAGAACCCGGTGCCTGGGCTGGCGCTCGTCCCGGATTCGGCAAACATTGGACCAGACACCGCACTCCAGATCAGCGCCGTGTGGGCTTGCATTGACCGCCGCGCCAGCACCATTGCCTCGCTGCCGTTCTTTGCCTACACCACCCGCGACGGACAGCGGGAACTGGCCCGCGACACGCGCCTGTATGCGTTGCTGCACGATTCCCCGAACTCGCGCATGACGCCTTACGAATTCTGGCGTGCCATGATGCTGAACCACGACTTGCGTGGCAACGCCTATGCCCGCATTGACCGCGACGGGCGCGGCGAAGCAATGGCGCTGTGGCCGATGCCTGCCGACCAAGTGGAAGTCCAGGTGTTGAACGACGGCTCGATGGTCTACCAGTACCAAATGGGCAACGACATCGCCATCCTGGCCGAGAAAAACGTGCTGCATTTGAAGAACCTGGGCAACGGAACCACGGGTTTAAGCAAGCTGGAGTTCATGCGGGCCACCACCGATGAGGCCGCAAAGGCCCAAGGAACTGCCTCAAAAGTGTTCGGAACCGGGGGCAAACCCACCGGAGTTCTGATGATTGACAAGGTTTTGACCAAGGAACAGCGCGACAAGATCAAGGAATCGTTCGCGGGCATGAGTGAGGGCAGCGCCAGCCGCCTCTATGTGCTGGAAGCCAGCATGAAATACGAACAACTCAGCATGTCGCCTGAACAGCAGCAACTGCTGGAAACCCGCAACTTTACGGTGTCGGAAATCTGCCGTTGGTTCGATGTGCCGCCGGTTTTGGTACACCACAACGACACGACGACCTGGGGCAGCGGCATTGAACAGATTATGGACGGCTTTTACAAGTTGTCGATCCGGCCCATGCTGGTGTCGATTGAACAGGCCACCCGCAAGCGCGTGATGACAGCCAACCAGCGCTCTTACATGAGCGCGGAGTTCGCACTCGACGCCTTGCTGCGCGGCAACCCGACCCAACGCGCCGAGTTGTACGCCAAAAACGTGCAAAACGGCATCATGACCCGCAACGAGTGCCGCCAGTTGGAGAACTTGCCACCGGCCACCGACGCCAACGCGCTCACGGCTCAAAGCAACCTGTTGCCACTCGCCATGCTGGGCACGGCCACCGCATCGGGCGGTCAGGGCGCGAACATCGCGCAATAAGGAAACACCATGCAAGTACGCAAAACACTCAAATTTGATGATGTCGCCCTCAAGATGCAGGGTGAATCAGGCACGTTTGAAGGCTACGCATCCAAGTGGGACGGTGTGGACAGCTACGGCGACACGATATTGCGTGGAGCCTTTCAAGAAACCCTGAAAACGGCCACGCCCAAGATGTTCTGGAACCACCAGTGGGACATGCCCGTGGGCAAGTGGACTGATATTGCCGAGGACGCCTCTGGGCTGTACGTCAAAGGCGAACTGACCCCCGGCTTGAGCCTGTCGGGTGACGTTCGCGCTGCCATGAAACACGGCACATTGGACGGTCTGAGCATCGGTGGTTTCCTGAAAAAAGGCGACTACGAAGAAAAGAACGGTGGCCGCATCATTACCAAATGGTCGAACCTGATGGAAATCAGCCCCGTGGTATTCCCGGCTGACGCCAGCGCCAAGATTGACCTGTCGAGCGTCAAAAGCATTGATTTTGAGAGTCTTTTGCCCGAGTGCAAGAGCGAAAAAGAGATTGAACGGCTGCTGCGTGATGCGGGGCTGGGCAAGTGGGAGGCGATGGCGATCATCTCCCGTGTTCGTGCCATTGTGAAAGGGAGTGATTCCCTGCAAGAAGCGCAAGCAAAAGAAACGGCACTGATTTTGGAGCGTATCCAAAAGCTCTGCGCGTAAAGCACGCAAGTCCCTGCATCCAGCCACCTTCGGGTGGCTTTTTTCATTCCCGAAAGGAAACATCATGTCAGAAGCAATCCTCAAAGCCCTCGATCAAGTCGAGGCAAAACTCAAAGCCATGTCCGACAAGGCCGATGGCGAAGCAGTCACCGTGGGCAAAATCTCCAGCGACACCAAGACCGCCATTGACGCCATCGGCATCCAGCAGCGCGAACTGGCTGACCGCTTGTTGAACATCGAGCAAAAAGCCACAGCCCAGCCCGAGTCCAAAGAAGTCAGTTCGTGGGGTGAGCAGTTCATCAAGTCTGCCCATTACGGCGCTTTCGCTGGCGGCAACCTGAACAAACTGCGCGTCGAGGTGAAGAACACCTTGGTCGGCTCCGACACCAACGTGGCCCCCCAGCGCAACGCCGGTATCGTCGGTGGCGCGGTTCTGCCGTTCAGCATGGAAGCCCTGCTGCCCAGCACCACGACCTCCAGCAACGCCATCGAGTTCACCAAAGAAGCCTCGTTCACCAACAGCGCTGCTGAAGTGGTTGAAGGCACAGGTTTGAAGGCTGAATCTGCACTCACCTGGTCGCTGGTCAACATGCCCGTGTCCACCGTTGCCCACTGGATCAAAATCTCCAAGCAACTCGCTGCCGACGCTCCCGCCCTGGCCGCTTATGTGAACACCCGTATGCGGTACGGCGTGAATCAAAAGGTGGACACGCAGTTGGTGGTTGGCGACGGTGTTGCCCCGAACATCTCGGGCACCTACGACACCGGCAACTACACCGCCCACGGCATTGGTGACGCGGCTTTGGGTGCTACGTTCAAGAAGTTCGTGCTGATTCGCAAGGTCATCGCTGCTTGCTACGCCGCTGGCTACCCAGCAGACGCCATCGTGCTGAACCCGGCTGATTGGGCCACGATGGAAATCGAACTGATGACCACTGCCGCAGGCCAAACGCTGTTCAGCGTGTCAGAAGGCGGCACCCCGCGCCTGTTCGGTCTGCCTGTCATCCAAGCCATCGGCATGGCCGCTGACACGTTCCAGGTGGGTCGCTTCAGCGAAGCCTACATGATCTACAACCGCGAAGGCACCGTGGTGGAAATGTCTGACTCTGACGGTGACAACTTCCGCTACAACTTGCTGACCCTGCGTGCAGAGCGCCGTTTGGCTCTGGCAACAGAGAAGCCTGCTGCTGTTCGCGGTGGTGATCTGACGCCAGTGTAAGTTTGACAACTGAAGGGGTTAGCTCACAAGGCTGACCCCTTTGTTTGGAGGAACCCATGCAAGTACAAATCAAATTCAAGCGCACCGGCTCACACAGCGTCTACGGCAACTTTGCCACAGGCGATGTGATGCGATGCGACTCCGACTTGGCCGCGTTCTATGTGCGCGAAGGTGTTGCAAAGTACACAGAGGCACCCGTTGAGGCGGCAAAAGAGCCTGAACCCGTGGTCGCCAAACGCCGCAAAGCCAAAGAATGACCACTGAACCCCTCATTTGGACTTCCAAGGGGAATATCCCGATGGCCGGACTCCAGCACGCGGTTGAGTGGCGCGTGTCGCCGGAGCAAATCATTTTCATCGAGCGCTACTTGCTTGACGGCGAAGTCGTCAAAGAGTCGGCGCATGTCAAAGTTCTCACGGGTGTCGTCATGTCTGGCGAAGCCTCAATCTAGGAGTCATCATGGCTTTAACAACCTGCATGCCAGCATTTGCGAAGGCAAAGTTTCTGGCTGGCGTTCACCTTGCGGCCAACACCTACAAGATGGCGCTGGTCAAGTCCGGCCACTCTGGGACGTACAACAACACCTTTCAGGCGGTTGGCACGCCCGGCACTGGCGCACCCACTGTGACCAACCTCGGGACAGACGAGGTGGGCGCATCCGGCTCTTACAGCGCTGGCGGCTTCACCATGGTGGGTTACACCGCTGGCGACAATGGCACGACCGAGGCTTGGATTGACTGGACGACCGACCCATCGTTCACCACGGCCACGCTGTCGGCTGTGGGTGCGATCTTGTACAACGACACGGTGGCTGGTAAGCCTGCTGTGAGTCTGCACGACTTTGGCGGCACGGTGGCATCGACCGCTGGCACTTTCACGATCACTTTGCCTGCTGGCACAGCCGGTAACGCGCTGGTGCGTATCGCCTAAAACAATTTTTAGGATCACCGGATGGCTATCGCATTTCGTGCCGCCGGTACATGGACAGCAGGCACCACGTCCATCGCGCCGCCACTTCCCACGGGGGTAGCGGCTGGCGATTTGATGCTGCTGGCAATTCACACGCCGAATCAGGCGGTGACAGCGGTAACAAACTGGACACAGGTCACAAGTTCCCCGGTTAGCACCGGCACGGCAGCGGCAGCAGGCGGCACACGGATCACGCTGTACTACCGCTGGTGGCAAAGCGGCGACAGCGCCCCCACGGTGGCCGTCACCAGCGGCAACAACACGCAAGCGCGTATCTTTGCGTACTCTGGCGTTGATTCCACAACCCCGTTTGACGGGGTAACACCCGTTGCCACCACGCTTGCCACGGCCAACACTACGTTGACCCTGACCGGCCTGACAACAGCCACGGCGAATGCCATGCTGTTCTTTGCGGTGGCGCGAGATCAGGACTTAAACAGCACCACGGCGGTCACGGCGTTCACCAACGCCAACTTGACCGGGATTGCCGAGCGCAACGATCAGGTTGTCAACACGGGCGTCGGTGGTGGTTTGTGGATTGGCGAAGGTTACAAGGCCACAGCGGGTGCCACAGGCGATTTAACGGTCACACAGACATCATCCATTGCGGTGGGTTTGACTGTGGCGCTGCGTCCCACGGCAGCGGTAGACGCCACGGCAACGATCACCGGCGCATCAGGCTCCGGCGCGGCGGGCGACCCCAGCGAAACCGGCAGCGCCAGCCAGGCACTGACAGGTGCGTCGGGAAGCGCGCAGGCGGGCACAGCCACCGGGGCAGGTTCGGCTAACACCTCAGTCACCGGCGTGGCAGGCAGCGGAACAGCAGGCAATGCCAGCGCCTCGGGCGTAACGGCAGTCAACGCCACGGCAACAACCAGCGGCGTATCGGCCACCGGCTCGGCCAGCGGCGTAAGCGCCACGGGCAGCGCCAGCCAGACATTGACAGGGGTCAGCGCCACCGGCTCTGCCGGGTTGACCGCAGAGACCGGAACGGCGGCGACAACGCTGACAGGCGTGGCCGCTACGGGCGCGGTGGGCACGGCAAGCGCCAATGGCAATGCGGCAGTCAGCATCAGCGGCAACGCAGGTGTGGGCGCGGCGGGTACAGCCAGCGCATCGTCGGCCACCATCGGCAACGCCACCATCGCCATCACGGGCGTGGCGGCTGCGGGCACGGCCACGCTGCTTGCCGGGTCGGGCAGCGCAGACATTGTGCTGACCGGCGCACAGGCCACGGCAGCATTCGGCACATTGGTGCCATCGGGCAGCGCCATTGCTGCACTGCAATCGGTTTACGGCACCGCGCAAATAGGCGAGGTGAACAAGAAAGCGCAAGGGGCCAACCCCGGCACTTCAAGCAGACCCGCCAACTTGGGCGGCACCCGGTACACGGCAAGCAACACAACCCGCCCCGCAAGGGTCGCAAGGACAACACGCTAAATGGCACTCAAACTCATCACGGCTGCTACCGACCTC